GAGGCACTTTCACAATGAGTGATCAGAAGAAGCGAAGTCGTGGGTTGGGCGACACTGTAAAAAAAGCAATCACAGTCACGACTCTTGGAATGGTAAAGCAGAAACCCGGTTGTGGATGTAAGGGTAGACAGGCATGGTTGAATAAGAAGTTTCCATATAAGTGGTATCGTGATGCAACTGCAAAACACGCCGAGAATAAAGAACAGGAACGCCTGAACTCGGCGGAAGTATTCAAACAAGTTACAGAGGAAGTAATGACACCAGAACAAAAAGAAATTCGGGATAAGTTATTTCAACAGCGAGCAAGTCGGGCCCAAAAACCAATTCCGACACAACAGACTCCGGCAAGAACATCATCGACTCCTGCTAATGTCACATCGATTGGTTCTAACACAGTCAGAGAAGAAAAGAAGTGTGCGCCATGTGAGGCCGCCAGAATTGAGCGAGAGCGTCTCGCTGCGTTGGAACAGAATCAACCAGATACCACGGAGAGTTGATCAGGGATGATTTTATTTGATTATGTTCGGTTCAAAAACTTTGGATCGTTTGGTAATTATCTTACCACAATCGATCTGAAAAATAAGAAAACTACATTAGTTTCAGGCAACAACGGAAACGGTAAATCGTTCGCGTTGCTTGATTCTATTACCTTTGCATTGTTTGGAAAACCTTTTCGAAAGATTAACCTTCCTCAGTTAGTCAATAGTATTAACCAGAAGGATTGTTACGTCGAGGTTCAATTTACAATTGGTAAGTCTGAGTATAAAGTGTGTCGCGGTATTGCTCCGAAGTTATTCGAGATATATCACGATGGTAAACTACTTGATCAGGACTCAAAAGCAAAGGACTACCAACGAATGCTTGAAGAACAGATCCTGAAAATGAACTACAAGTCGTTTACTCAGGTTGTGATTCTTGGTTCTTCATCTTTCATTCCCTTCATGCAGTTGTCTGCGGCCGATCGCCGTGATGTGATTGAGGATATCCTTGACATTAATATTTTCTCCATAATGAATACATTGATCAAGGGTAAGATCTCCACAAATAAAGACGAGACAAAAGATCTTAAATATCAAATGACTTTGGCATCCGATCGTATATCTCAACAAGAAAAGTTCATTCAAACAATCGAGGATAAATCAGACTCATCTATCAAAAAGTGCGAAGATGAACTGAAAGAAACTCAGTCACAGATAGCACTGTCACAAGAGGCAGTCAAAGGTATTCAGGATACTGTAGATGAACTCCTAGAGAATTGTGATTCCAGTGATACGTTGACAGGAGAAATCCGAAAACTAGATAATCTTTCTAGTCAGATGGAAAAGAATATTAAGAGACTTGAAAAGGAAATCACCTTCTATACAGATAACGATAACTGTCCAACGTGTGGTCAAGAGATAAACGAAGAACACAAGACAACATGTGTCTCTGGTAAGAAAGAAAAGATCGATGAGATTGCTGAGGGTATCGTTACACTTGCTGATCAATTGAAAACTAAAGAGTCAGTTCTTTCAGAAACACAACAGATCATGAAGACAGTGGGTAAACTACAGAATGATGTATCACAGGAAACCCATTCACAAAACTCTTTGATGAAGTATGCCAGCAAACTACAGAAAGACATTACAGAGATCATGACGGAGCGTGGTAATCTTGTAGAAGAAAGGGAACGTCTAGAAGAACTGCGACAAAAGACTTTAGATTTCAAAACACAAATTGATGAGGCAACTAAAGAGTTGTATAATTTATCTGTTGTTCTTGATCTCCTGAAGGACAAGGGAATCAAAGCAAAGATCATTAAGTATTACCTTCCGATCATGAACAAACTGATCAACAAGTATCTTACTGCGATGGACTTCTTTGTGAAGTTTACATTAGATGAGAACTTCAACGAGACAATCAAGAGTCGGCACAGAGATGAGTTCAGTTACATGAGTTTCAGTGAGGGTGAAAAGATGCGGATAGATCTTGCACTTCTTCTGGCATGGAGAGAAGTTGCCAGAATGAAGAACAGTGCAAACACAAACCTTCTAATTCTAGACGAAGTGTTTGATTCATCTCTAGACGCTGGCGGAACCGAAGAGTTCATTAAGTTACTACATGAATTAGGCAAGAACTGCAACATCTTTGTGATCAGTCACAAGTCTGATCAGTTGGTGGATAAGTTCCCGGATGCCATGACCTTTGTGAAGAAGAACAACTTTAGTAAGATGGTGTGATATGTTATTCCAAGAAACAATTGATGATTACCTTCCTCTGATTGGTGATTGGCAAGACACGTTGCCTGATCCCGTGATCGAGGAACACGAAGGCATACAAGTTGTTCGTGATGACTTACTTGGTGGTGGATCGAAGATGCGATTCGCCGATTACTTAATTAAATCTAACGAGGAGATCGAAGAATGGGTATATGGGAGTTCTCCGGCAACTGGGTACGCACAGATTTCTCTTGCTTCCTTATGCCGCAGATATGGTAAAAAGGCAGTAGTTTTCATGGCCGAAAGGGCATGGGATAAACTTCATGATTATCAGTTGCAAGCAATACATGAAGGTGCTATAATGAAATGGATACCCAACGGGATGTTGAGTGTCACAGAAAAGAGAGCAAGAGATTATGTTGCAGAAGATAGAAACCGCCGTGCATTACTCCCTATTGGTTTTGACCATCCTACTGTTGTCGCTTCCATCATTAGGGTTGCTTTACGGTGCGATGTTCGACCAAACGAAGTATGGACAGTCGGTTCATCAGGAACCCTTACGCGAGGACTCCAACTCGCTTGGCCAGATGCAGACTTTCATTGTGTTACCGTTGGACACAAAGGAAATTACGGAAGAGCAAAGACGTACAAGTGCGAGATTGCTTTTAATAAACCCGCAAAGGTGATACCACCTTTTCCATCAGCAATTACCTATGACGCTAAGGCATGGCAGTTCATTAAAGAACATGCTAGTCCCGGCGCACTTTTTTGGAATGTTGGAGCATGAAACCTTTTTACGAAAAAAATACAGCAGTCGTTGAATCAGAAATGAATGTTCTGTTTGAAGATCTTTTGTCGATGACACCCGACGAGTTTCGTGTGTGGGTAGGTGAGATGCGGAAAACTATTCTCAAGTCATGGGATGAAACCGGCAGTCCACCTCGTATGGGTAAGACCGAAGATGTCATCATCGACAACTGGAACAAACTTGCTGAGTATCCTGTACACACATTTACAAAGACAGATGAACTGTCTGATGTTGAAGACGATGTGATTGTAAACAAGTCACGCATGGGTGTTGAGGTAGATCAGTTCTTCTCTAATATGATGAAGACCAGAATCAACTACAGTGATAGTGATAATGGGTACTCGATTTATGATCTGTTTGCCGACGACACAAAGTTCGAGAGGATTTACAAAGGTGCATTGCGACACCTTCGTCGTGATTCTTTCTACAATCATGCACTTTCTGCTATCAAGTTTAGTACGAAGTATTCCGTGGTTGATGTTCCTGATGCCATGTCTTGGATGAAAGCGTTCTTTACTAGTCCGGAAGTGTTCGAGGGATATGACTTCCTTCTGGAGCAGGTGAAGATCCGTGAGGGACTTAATAGTGGTTACTTTCAAATCCAACAGACAGACATCCTCCAATTAACAAAAGAGCAGTTGGAGAAGTGGATCCCCAAACTTTCGTATCGTCACCACTCGACGTTTGATATCGAGAATCTTCCTGACGATAGGTTGTATGCAATTCGTATTTACAAGAAGGGTAATCGTGTCTTCCCAGCAGGACTGAAGTCTTTCAGGATTGGGTACATCCAACCTGCCGTCAACTTCCCGCCGATGACAGCGAAGTATTTGTATGAAAGATACACTGAACACATCAAAGATCAAGAGACGATCAATGTTTACGATCCTTCTTCTGGATGGGGTGGTCGTATCCTTGGCGCTATGTCCGTGCGTGATGATCGGAATATTCATTATGTTGGAACCGACCCCAACCCTGATAACATTTTTTCCGATAGTGGTCTTAGTAAGTATCAACATATTGCTGATTTTTACAATGCCAAAACTTACCGAGGCAATCCATTCTTTTCTCAGACGAATACTTACGAGATCTTCTCGGAAGGATCTGAAGTAGTTCATATTCACCCCGACTTCAGAAAGTACAAAGGCAAGTTGGATATGATCTTCACTTCGCCTCCTTACTTCAATCGTGAGGCATACAGTGAAGATGAGAACCAGTCATATAAAAAGTACGGCAGTTCGTATGACTCATGGAGACATGGTTTCCTTGCACCGACACTTGAGACTTGTGCCGAATACCTTCGACCGGGTAGATACCTCTTGTGGAATATTGCCGATGTGTTGATCAAAGGCAGTTACCTACCACTCGAACAAGACTCAAAAGATATTCTGGAATCGTTTGGTTTGGTCTATAAATATAGGTTGAAGATGGCATTGGAATCTATGCCGGGACAGAATCGAATAGGCGAGGATGGATTGCCTAAGTGCAAGAACTATTGCAAGGTAGACGGCAAGTTTCTGAAGTACGAACCGATTATGGTTTTTTACAAACCAGAATAAACTACTTGACAACACACCGATCGTGGGTTATAATAATAGCATGTCAAAGCGAAAAAAGAAAACCAAAAAGAAGATCGTTAAAAAGGCAATCAAGAAGACATGGGACAACGGTGACAATCCAATCGGATTGAATCTGGTGTCTCCTATGTCATATGAATCTTACATGAAAACGGCACTAGAGACCTTCTCTAAGAGATTTCAGATTCGGACCTACAAACTTGCACCGGCAGAAGATTACCCCCAGTTCATTAGGGGTAAGGATCTCCGCGTTCAGATTTGGTTTGATAAGAAGTATCTTGGATATGAATTCTTGATCGAGATTCCTTTCTGGGTACAGACAAACCGCAACAAGGAAGATCGTAACTTCATGCGAAGGGCGGCAAATGTCCACCTCAAGTATATTCATGAACAGGTTGAGAAAGCGAAGGCAAAGTTCAAGAAGAACGAGACATCTGCGCCCAAGAAAAAGACTCGTAAGAAAACAACAAAGAAGACCGGTATCACGACTCAGGATGCCTTCGATAAGAATATCGCAAAGAAGACATCCAGTCGCCGGAAGAAAGCAGTAAAAAGAAAATGATTTTGATCGACAACAATCAAGTGATCTTATCAAGCATCTTTGCCCAAACAAGGGGCAAGAAGGATCTAGATGAGGATCAAGTACGTCACATTACTTTAAACATCTACCGTAGTATTCGTAATAAGTTTTATTCGGAGTACGGCGAACTTATTATCTGCCAGGATTCTTCTAACTGCTGGAGGAAAGACATCTTCCCACAATATAAGGCAGGCAGAAAGAAGACGCAACAGAAAGATGCCGAGGATTGGAATAAGATCTTTGATGTCCTCGGAAAAATTCGACGAGAGATCAAGGAGACATTCCCATACAAGAACATCTCAATTCAACGATGTGAGGCAGACGATATCATTGCCGTCCTTGCCAAAAAGTACAGTCCGACAGAGAAGGTGGTAATCATCTCTTCAGACAAGGACTTCAAGCAGTTGCAACGATATGATAACATCAAGCAATATTGCCTACGGAAGAAGCAGTTTCTTGTCGAGGAAGATCCGCAAAGATTCTTGTTTGATCATATTATGTACGGAGATTCCTCAGACGGAATCCCCAACGTATTGTCTGCCGACAATGTGTTTGTTGATAGCATCAGGCAACGTCCAATCTCTAAGAAGAAGTTGGAAAAATTGTATAGACAAGAGGAAGATCTTGGTGTAGAATTTGAGAGGAACTGGGACAGAAACTCCCAACTCGTAGATCTAGACAGGATCCCGGAAAAGTATGTCACGGAAATTCTTGAGGCGTTCGAAGAATCTCCTGTCGGTGCAAGAAGCAATATATTTAACTATTTTGTCAGCAATAAACTGCGTATGCTGATGGAAAACATTCAGGATTTCTGAGGAACTAACTATGCCACGCGGAAACAAGGACAACCATCGTGACGACGAACGCATGATGAAGAATGCAGAGAAGAAGTTTCACAAGACGGTGAAAGCAAAAGCAAAACGGCATGAGGTAAAGAATCTTATGCGTAACATACAACATGGTGATTTAGAATATGACGACTATGACTTTGAAGGAGACGAACGATATGACCACGGCAACTGAGGGAATGAAAGTAAGTGCTGATACACTCACTATCCTCAAAAACTTTTCCACCATCAACTCAAACATCCTGATCAAACCTGGCAGTGTACTCACTACCATTTCACCGATCAAGAACATTATGTCTGAGTGTACGATCGAAGAAGAGTTCGACACAGAGATTGGTATCTGGGATCTGAACAAGTTCCTTGGCACTGTCTCACTTTTCAAGAGTCCTCGGTTTCACTTCGGTGATACTTCCGTGATGATCTCGGACGATAGTTCCAGTGCATCAGTGACGTACCACTACAGCGAACCCAAGTTGCTCTCCACTGTGAACAAGAAGGTTGATATGCCAGACAGCGTTCTGTCTATCACAATGTCTACTGATATTCTTAACGAACTTCAGCGAGCATCTTCTGTTCTCGGTGTCAGTGATCTTGCTATCAAGGGTGCAGGTGGAGACGTTGTTCTCACTGTTCTTGACAAGCAGGACAAGTCCACCAACGACTTCAGTGTTGAAGTTGAAGGCACGTTTGATGCGGATGCAGAGTTCTGTTTCTTCTTCAAGATGGAGAACCTCAAGATGCTCCCCGGTGAGTATACGGCAAACATTACCGATCGTGGTGTGAGCGAATTCGTTTCGACTACACACGATCTTCGTTATTGGATCGCACTGGAAGCAGATTCTTCCTATAAGGGTAACTGATGGACAACAAAGATTTCTTGTGGGTCGAAAAGTATCGTCCCCAGACAATCAAAGATTGCATTTTGCCAGAGAATGTCAAAGAGACATTCGAAGACATGGTTCGTGTAGGCGAAGCACAGAACCTGTTGCTGTCGGGTGGCGCCGGTTGTGGAAAGACTAGTATTGCAAGGGCCCTTTGTAATGAACTTGGTGCTGAGTATATTCTGATCAACTGTTCAGAAGATGGAAACATCGATACTCTTCGTACCAAGATTCGAAACTTTGCAAGTACGATCTCGTTGAGTGATGCGAAGAAGGTTGTTATTCTAGACGAATTCGACTATTCTAATGCACAGTCTACACAACCGGCGCTACGCGGTTTTATTGAAGAGTTCTCGAAGAACTGTCGGTTCATTCTGACTTGTAACTTCAAGAATCGAATCATTCAACCGCTACACTCCAGATGCACAAACGTGGACTTCAAGATTGCCAAGGCAGATCGTCCTCATTTGGCAATGCAGTTGATGGGCAACATCAAGAAAATTCTTGATGCAGAAGATGTAACATACGACGAGAAGGTTCTTGCTGAACTGATCTCCAAGTATTTCCCTGACTTCCGGCGTATCATTAATGAGTTGCAACGCTACTCGGTTTCTGGTACAATTGATGTCGGTATTCTTGCGAACATTGGTGATGTGCAGATCAAGGATCTGATCTCCTTCATGAAGAAGAAGGAGTTCACCAATGTCCGTAAGTGGGTGATCGACAGTATCGACAATGATCCTGCCGTGATCTTCAGGAAAATCTATGATGGACTGTACGAGCATTTCGCCCCGCAAAGTATTCCTCAAGCAGTCATGGTACTCGCAGACTACCAGTACAAGTCTGCCTTTGTCGCGGATCAGGAGATCAACCTGACTGCTTGCCTAACAGAACTGATGTTGGAGTGTGAATTCAAATGAGTGAAAAGTTTTATCCCGTCAGAGGGAAAGTTGTGATCAAGAGGAATGTAAAAAAGGGAACCACGGATGCTGGAGTTGTTTACACTCCAAGGGAACATCCCAAGTATCTGATTGGTATAGTTTCTTCTATTGGCAATCCGACTGTTTTGTCTAATGGAAAAGAAATGAAACTCGGATACAAGGTGGGTGATTATGTGATGTATGATTACTCGCAGGGTATGGAAGGTTTCGGTGGATTTGATATAGTCCTTCATGATCGAGTTATCGCTGTTGTTGATAAGGACACGGAGATTTCATGACGAAGTTGGGTGACTATCTAAATGCAGTAAACCACACCAAGGTGCCTCTTCTCGACACGGATGATGAATCCATCGAGAAGGGGTACGTCCCTTTCGTTATGAATCGATGTCTATCGTACTTCCCAGACACAATCTTTTATGTGAATGAGATGAATATCAGACCAGATACATCAAAGAAGATGCA